TTGGTGACAACTATAGTGTTGGTTTTCTGAATCGTGTCCTGATAAGACTGAGGTCCCTGGTTCGAGCCCAGGATCGCCCACCATATTCGATCAGGGTACGATCAAAAAATTTAGAGGCGGAACCCCCCAAATGGCTATATGGAACGCAGTCCTATGCTGGATAACCAGAGACAAGATGGTCATAGCCATGAACCACAGTCCTATGTTGCGGATGAAGACTCCATAGAGTTCTTCCTACTATCAAAATATGCTGAAGGATGTTCTGAAACCACCGTTAAAACTCTCAGGTGGATATTCGACGATCTCCGGCGCTTTCGATCTTCCTTTTGCATCCCACTTTCAGTTGATGACTTTTCCAAAGAACACCTCGTCGCTTACTTCGCCAACCTTCGTGAACGTGACAACAATCTAAAGCCTGGGAAAAAACTCGAAAAGAATACCATCAATAAACATTGGCGCGGTATTCGGCTGTACTACACATGGCTACACGAGAGTTGTCATAAAATCAACAAGAATCCTACCGATGGTATCAAGCCACCCAGAGCCCAAAAGAAAATCGTTCCGACTTTCACAGAGCATCATATTACTGAAATGCTCAAACTATGTCCCCCGAACAAACGATGGGGGATAAGGGATCGTGCTATAATTCTGACATTCCTCTTATCGGGGATTCGATGCGAAGAGCTTTCGAACCTCGAAATAAGCAACCTATATTTTCGTGAGCACTATATCAAGATATATGGCAAAGGAGACAAAGAAAGAAAGGTCTTCATGGACCCCCGATTGACCAAGGCTTTTATAAACTGGCTAATGTTACGGCCAAAAACAGAACATGATCGGGTTTTTCTATCCTTCAATCATAAGAACTTCCTGGCTCCTTTGGAACCGAATGGCTTACGACAGCTCATTGCTAGAATCGGGAAATCCGCCAAAATCGAAGACGCCCGATGCTCTCCTCACACATTTCGCCATACTTTCGGAGTTAACCTTCTGAGAGCAGGCAAAGACATCAGATTTGTACAGGAAGTCATGGGGCATGCTACACTTCAATCCACTGAGATATACGTTCGGACACTCACTGCCGAAGACTCTATGGAATGGCATCAACTATCTACACCATTCAAAACCTGGAAGCTATAATGCGGAATGCGAATATACGCGAGTAAATCGTGCTTCGTGTGTGGTTGGTTATGGAACTCGGTAAAAGGCTTTTGTCGAGCTTTTGCCTTTTCTCGAAATGCGATAGACCGGCGTTATCTATCTTGTAGGTGTTTGACTTGCACAAATCCGATAACATCCTTATACTCAATATAACTAGAGAGAGGTGTACTTATGAAGAAAATATTCGCATACATTATTCTGGCAACCGTGCTGGCCTGTTTGTTCGGATGCGGTGGCAGTGATGGATCTACAGAAACAGTGACCCCGACCGACACTTCCTTCAACCCTCCACCCATTACCGATCGAACTTTCACTATAGAAATCGGGACGAACGACTTCGTTCGATTCAGTGGGAATTACCTCGTAATGAAAGCTGACGGATCCAGTTCTCAGAAAAGCGTTGAAGGGAAAGTCCCGGCAACTTACACTGTCAAAGGGACATCGGTTTCGTGTGTCTTCCAAAACCAAGGCGAACTCGGGGTGCTGTCTGTGAAGCTGATCGAGGGCGAAAATGCTTTGAAGTATGAATGGACGGATGCAGCTTACGGTGTTGTATCCTTAGCTTACTGATCCTTATGGGACAAAAACCCTAACAGCGGGTTAAGATACGCCACTCCCACAATCGTAGCCACAGTCATCGATACCGGTGCCATTATCCAGGAGCTTGCCAGATCCGGAGAACATGCCTCGAAAAAAGCGTAGACCAACTGACAGCTTCCAACGATAGCCAGGGCAAACTCGTCATCCAGATCCCACTTGGTTGGGCTCCAACGAGCTTGGATCCAGAGCAAAAGGAAAACCGCAAAAACAGTGAAACCGCCGGCGAAACCGAAGAGCCATCGTTCAATTCCACTTTCTAAATTGCTCGTGTGGATAAAACCGCTGACTGGCGTTGGGAATGTGATACTAGATTCTCCACCCATAATCTCACTTGCCCAATAGTGGCCCCATTCATGGAGAGGTATAGACATGAGGTAAAACAGCAAGATACAGACTAAAATACCATACAGCTTCAACTTCATTCAGTTTCCTTGGGTTCCAACATAGCCCTTGCCTGGGGCTTCGCCTCTTCGACGATTTGGTCCCCTTCGCTTTTAGCAGCTCTGAGAGCTGTTTTCTTTTCTGCCGGCGTTTTCCCTTGGACTGCTACCTTTGCATCCTCCACGATCGATTCAGCAACTGCTCGTGCCATTGTCATCACATCACTTGCGTCGATTTCCTCTGGGCTGCCCCAGAACCGCTGATCAGTTTCCGGATTGTAGCACTCCCGACAAACTACTGCAGTTTTCTGCTGTGGAACCGTCTTAATCCGATGAATAACCCGAACGGTGTTTTCAGGAACTACCTGGACAGTTTTCTTACCATGTTTGTCTGCTACTTCTTCGTATGCCTCAGTTACGTCCACGCCATCCAACTCATCATCAGATAAGTCGCAAGGATCAATGTATTCGTCTTCTAATTCCCCGGTGTCTGGGTTGGGTCGTTTCCGGTACTTATCTTCTTCCTTCCGATTGTCTACCAGGGCAATCTGACAATCTTTTTCACGAGTACCCATAGCTTCAGGAACTATGCCGTAAACGGCTGTTCGATAACTGGCATCAGGTAAGGGGATATTACAACGAAAACACCCCGCTTGGTAAAACTTTCCACACTTCGGACATCTGACCGGATATACAATATCATCAGCGATCTCTAGTTCTTCGCCACACCTAACACAATTATAGATAAGCATTTCATAACTCCTATGAGCGTCGGATGAACGCTACTTCATAATATTTTGGCCTGATGTCACTGATTCCATCGGTCTTCGATTGGGTCCCCGTTCTGATACCGGTCATGGTTCCAACACCAGTAGTGGTATACATCGGATCGTCATATCCATCTGAGTTTTCTGATCCGATAGATGTATCTTTCTGTCTCGATAATCCACCTGCAGCACTCATCTTCTGAGCGTGATAGTGACCGCTGGTTGTTTTGGCCGTAGCTCCGCCGGTAGTTCCCGGATCGGTCATAGCATCTGGAACACTTTGAATAAATCGATCTAGCATATTCACAGTGCCGTTGTTCCCGTCTTCCAGGTACCATCCAGACGGAATATTCGCAAGGGTTCCAGTCCAGATTCCAGTCCGTTCAGCCGGGGCATACTCTTGTTGAATATCCTCCGCGTAATCACAGAGGTCGTTATAATTTGCGGCTGTTGCTGCATCTCCGGCATTTACCGCTGTTGGTTTAGTTGCCATATTCCACCTCTAAGATGGGGCTGACCCTTCCTGCAGGCCGATCTCAGTATCTACAGTCAGATCATATTCCCCGCTCGAATTATCGAAATCAACCTGGAATCGGTTGATATACACACCGGTATCCAGCGTTGCCGTTGCATCAGACGTGCCAGCAACCCCCACTTCCTGGATATCATCATCGCATTCGGAAGCAGCGAAGAAGGTGCTGAGGCTTATTACTCGGGTACTTTCGCTGTAGCTTTTTGTAGTAAAGGTCTTTCGAGCGACTTCAGCCCCGAGCCCTTCATCATCATTGGCAGGATCCGTGCCATCCGTCCCGATACACTGATAAAGGAATCCTGTCTGATACTTTGCAGCGTCATTGATTGCCCAATACGCAATCATGTGCAGTCCGACATACAGGATGCAATTCGGTCCCCAATCCTTCGCGATAGTCCAATCGCCCTGATCTGGGGGGAGATCGCTTTTTAGCCGTTTCCGGACCCGGACTCTACCCCAAAGCGCTATCTTGCCTTCTTTTGCTTTTATTACTGCCATGTTGAAAAACTCCATACTAATTCATCGTCATCCGGCCCCCAATTATAGTCCTCGGTCGCATGAGACGAAATCTCAGCCGAATCCCAGAGAGCTACCCACTCTTCCGGATTGAACATTTCGTTCATTTTCTCGGTGCTGCCCATCGGAATTTTCGGATCGCTGGCCTTCTTTACTTGAATCAGCATATCAATGACATCCGGATTGTACTCGCCAAAATCGACTTTATATTGTGCCACTCCAGTTCCCAGGAAACCTGTCTCTACTTTCTGAATGTGATACCAATCATCAATCCCGCGCTGGCTATCCTTGATATAGATCTTCATTCCGGAACGGAGACCATCCTGCCCATCAATTAAGAACGCGCCTTGCTCTTTGGAAAACGCGGTTTCAGCCAGGTATGCTTGCCCCCTCAGGATCGACATTTCAACCGACGTTATAGTGTCATCCACGAGTTCATCTTCGTACCATTCACCATACCTGTCATACGATGACTGGGAAGGTACCCATTGAGAGATCGGGACATCGTACTGGCCTTCGAATTTCCACCCTTTATCCAGTTTCGAGGGCGCTGAGGCAAACTTGAGAATCTTCTCTTGGTAATTATGCAGCACATCATAATCATCAAGGCTGTTGATGTAATCAGCTCCTACGGTCTGCGCTGTCCAGACCGGAGCCTCGTCGGTGCCGGTATTCTTATAAACGAGCAGGGCAGTTTCGCCTTCAGGAGCGTGCATCGGATATGGCAGGGCAAAGTCCGTCGTGTTGCCGTCTCCGGACCTTTCGTATTCGGTATCGGAGCTTCGGTAAGATCCACCCCTGACGAGGACTCGATTGACTATCCGGTTCCCGTTCTTCCGGTATCTCGTAATATTGGCACCGAACGAGTTCACGCCATCCGGATTATCTCGATCGATTGAAAACGGGGCCTCTTCCGTCTGATCCGCAAAAAACCGAAGGTTTTCCCAATAGTCTATGTACCAGCTAAAACCATTGTAATCCGCCAGCCACTTTACCAGGCGCATGAGATCCCAACCCTTGCACTCCAGCCGCTCGATCGTCAGTCCTTCCTCCACGTAATCAACCAAAGCCCATGTCGCACCAGTTATTGTCCCATCGTTATCATTCCCGCTGTCATCTTCAGCAGTTGAACCAGTACCTTCATCGAACATCGTCCACAATTCAAGGTCTGTATCATCAACAGATCCACCACGATATAACCGGCCAATCTCTACATTGTTCAATTTTCGAGAGTAAAGCCTGCCGTCAGCCAACTTTCCTGATAACGTGTACGTAGCACCCCCTGCCCCCCACTTAAACGCGCTTGTTGTATCGTCTACAGGCGTACCCGCTAGAGTGTCTGATTTATCCAATGCAGCATTTACGTAGATCTCAACCAAACCATTATCGTATGTGATTACTACACGATACCATCGCTTTGCCTTCAAAGTTGTGTCTGAAGATACCTCGTTGTGGGAAGGGCCTGCTTGATAGGACGTAAAGGCGATTTTATCATTTGACCCTATTGAGATACGATATCCTGAACTGGTTGTACCTTTGTTGATTACCAAGCCAGCTTTACCAATGACGCTAGGCAGTGTATCAATATATAGCCAAAAAGCCCAAGTGTACTTTTCGCTGGCATCAAAGTCTAAACTGTGATCCGTGCCACAATTTACTGTACACGCCGTACCGTTAGCAAACTGTATTGCAGGAGCAGTCCGGATTTCGGGTTTGTACTTCTGGAAGGCATGTTGCAGGATAGCTCTCGACGTCTTATCTTCGTAGACTTCATAAATCTTCTTCCGATCGAGCTTTCCCGAATTATCTCTGCAGTCAAACCTATAGAGCTTCTTCACCCCTTCGATTTCCGGATCTGACGTGCCGATGTAGCCAGAGAAGTAGCGTTCATCACCAGCAGCATTCGATATTACGACAGGCGCAAGTTCTTCGATATCGAGCGAATCGTCGTCGTCCTCGATAAAGATCGTGGCCGTATCAATACGCTGAGAGAGCACGTTCGTAATTCTCGACCCTAAAGCGTCCCACTTCGAAGAGAGATCTACATCGTCAATCAGCAACTTCGCTTCCATTTAATTCAACGCTCCCTGGGATTCTACCTCTTCGGTTATCAAATTCACCGTATAACGGGCAATCTCACGGCCTCCAAGATTGATCGGGATAACAACGGTCTGAGGGCCAGAAGACTTACGATACTGACCTACTCCCAAAAATTCCTCGCCACCATGGGCGATGATCGCTACTGGTTCACCTGGTCGACCAGGGACAATTCCACCGGTGGCCATTGAAGGAACGCTGCTCCCTCCGTTTGAGCTGGCGCTTTCGGCTGCCAGTCTGGCTGACAAGACCTTCTCCCATGCAACCATTGCTCTGGTGGCCATATCCACGATATCCTGAGTCTTACCCTCGAATTCTGCTTTCAAGGCTTCCAATTTCTTCTTCGATTCAACTACCATCGCCGACAGTTCACGAACAACGTCCTCTTTAATCTTGACGGCGTTTTCTTGCATATCCATCCTTGCTTTCATTTGATTCAGGTTCGTCATCAACTCGCCATCGGGAGCAATTTGTGCTGCCAGATCCGCGATTTGATCAAGAGCATCCTGCGCACCGATTTCCGTGTTCTCTCCCAGGGCTTGCTCTGCAGCTTCTCTGATTTCCCGCGTTGCTCCCTCAGTATCAACCGTCCATTTCAGTTCCGTTCGTTCTTCGAGTTTTTTCAGATCCTCCATCGTCTGTTCGAACGCCTCTTGAGGGATCACTTTGTCGACGATATTTCCGTTCTCATCCTTGACCTGCAGGGTGACATTCATTGCTTCGTCCATCGTGGCCAGTTTGAGCTGATTGATGTTATGCTGGATCCGGAACATCTCGTCTTCAAATTCCTGGGTCCCTGTCAAGCGAGGGGCTTTCAGATCCTGCAAGGCGCTCTTAGTTTCCCTGAGCTTTTCTTCGAGTTCAGCTACCTGTTCTTTCGTCTTTTCAAAGGCGTCCCTGGTTCTTTCAAGATCTGCCTGAGCCATTTCCAGGGCTTCCTCGTATGAACCGATTTCATCGGTAGCACTTTTGAGAGCAGCTTCCTGTTCAGCAGCGATTCGCGCCTGCTCTTCAGCCGCGCCGGTCGCAATAGCAGTGGCTTCAGCCACAGCTTCTTGTGCGTATGCATTGTCTTGCTCTGCCTGGGTAATCGCCTCGTCGATATCTTTCAAACGCTGTAATATCGAGTAATATTCCTTAGATCCTTCAGTGGAAGTTAGCAGTTGGTTGGCCACGATTTCGTGCATATTCCGCAACTGAGGCAGGGAATGCTCCGACAATCCTTTGGTTACCTCCACTATATTGCTCGACTCTTTATGGAAGTGCTGCAGTGCCAATACGACCCCTGTTATTACTAAGGCTACAGCACCAATAATTCCCGTCGTGGTTGTCATAGTGGCACCAAAAGCAATCATCGCGGTCTTAGCTATTGCCAATGCTCCTACCAGCAGATGGAAACCTGTCACCAAAGTTGGCAAGATGATCAGGATCGGCCCTAAAACAGCAGCGAGGGTTCCTACGACTGCCACAATAGCGATAATCGTTTTAGCCAATGTGGGATTGTCTTCCATCCAGTCCGTAACCTTTGTTATCACGCCACCCATCGTTCCCATAAGTGAGAGTAGAACCGGAATCACGGTTTCGCCGATTTGCATTTTCCATTCATCAATGGTTGCCATCAGCGATTCCCACTGCCTGCCGGCACCATCGTTGATAATACTGAACGCATCGGTAGCTGCGCCGGCACCATCGGTAGCTGCGCTCATAGCTTCCAGGTCTTGCGCTGCCATTACAGCGTTATTACCACTCACGGCAAGAGCTGCATTCAACCCCTCAACAGATCCGAAAGCTCTGGCCAAAGCCTCGTTGTTCCCATTGGCTGCGATCCGAAGTTCCTCCATAGCTCCTGCGTAACCTAACGAATGCAAAGCTGCTTCACCGGATTCATACCCCATCTCATTGAGCAGGGTCTTCATATCCTCAGTTGGTTTTGTCAGGGATATCAGTGATGCTCGGATCTGCCTCATCGCCTGAGATGTTGGGGTCCCTTGTTTGGTCAAGGTAGCCGTTGCTGCTGCCACTTCTTTGAAGTCCAGCTTCATACTGGCTGCGATCGGGGCTACTTGGGACATGTATGAGGCCAATTCAGGGAAAGTGGTCTTCCCACCTTTGACAGTGGCAAAGAAGATGTCAGCTACTTCCTGAGCATCCTCCATCGGGATCTTGAAGGCGTTGATAACTGTGGTGAGCCCATCAACGGCTGTTTCGGTATCGGTCAGCCCCGCGATTGCTGCTTTCGATGCGACCTCAAGGAAATCGATTGCGTTCTCTTTCGGGACACCTGCGGAAATTGCCTGATAAAGTGCCTTGGTGGATTCAACTGCATTTACACCGAGTTCAACAGACATGTGCCGAACTTCCTGGGAGAATTCCGCGAACTCTTTGTCCCCCAAGTTCATCATGGAATTGACTGAGCGCATGCCGGCATCGAATTCGGAAAAAGCCTTGACAGAAAATCCGCCGATAGCGAGGATGCTCCCGCCAAAAGCAGTCATGCCCATGCCGATTTCTTTGCTATGCTTCATGATGTCGGACTTGAATTTGGCAGTTTCGCCTTCAAGTTTCTGGAAGACTTCACTGGCCTCTTCATCGGCCCGAAGCATCATGCTCAGTATGTATGCCATCTTTTACTCTGTGCTGTTGATTTCTTGGTCCCTTGCCACCATCAACTCTGCTTTGAATATGATTCGGTAGTCTTCTAAAACTGACTCCGGCATGGCCTGGTATTCAAACCAGTTAACCCTCATGCGCTGCATTTCCAAGATGTAGCTCAACTCGGGAGGCCATGCCGTTCCGTCCCTCAAAGCATTGAAGACGGCGTACTTTAGTCTTTTTTTTCGTCGTCATCCCTCAGAGGATCCAGTTCCTCAATCGTTTTCAGGATGCTATCTTCAAGTTCTTCGGACATTTTTGCTTTGTTTTCTGCGTCGCAAGGAATCTTATTGCCGTCCTTATCCTTAAACGACCAATCCTTGACCACTTCCTGCAGCAAGACTCGGTTGAATTCGCCTGACCGGAAATCGAAACTGATCTCCGTATCAACATCATCCTTCTTTTTGCTTTTGTCTTTGCTTTTCTTCGGAGTGAATTTCCCCCCGGCCTTGGTCATTGCTTCGTGGGCTTTTCTCTTGATTGTTCCTGTGACCTGTTCCAGAATATCGACCCATTCACCGTCTCCGAGATCGATCCGATGTAGATCGTCGTCCGTGATAATAAATCTTCCCATTTTTACCTTCCCCTCCTTCCTTTTTTAGCAGTTACCTTTTCCGCCACCAGTCCGCGGGCCTGCGCCAGGTCCCGGTGCTCGTCCACCACCACCACCTCGTCCTGTTCTTGATCCTCCTGCTCCGGTTGGCGGTCCCGTTCTATCTCCTCTCGGCATATATCCTCCCTCCTTTTAATTTATGTCAGCGCTGATACGCTGTTGGTTACTTGTGCAATGAGCAGGTCTGCGAAGACCGTATCCAACTGCAAGCTGGTGGTGAACTTCACTACATCAATCCCCTCTTCATTTTCCAGAGGCCCGAATACGTCGTACACGCCAGACCAGTCGAGTTGCAAGGCTGACGTACCTGCACCTGCCACTGCCAAGCGGAACAATCGGCGAGTCCCGGCCCTGGCAATAGCAGCCTCGGCTTCCATGTCGGAGTTGAATTCAGCCCGGATGTCCACCGTCAACTGTGGTTTCTTTTGCCCCAATGCAGTGAAGAAATTGTTGGCACTTCCCCTCATTTTCGGGAGGTAACCAGTGTCCAGCTTCCAGTCCATACTGATAATCGTTGCGGATTTTTCAGTGCTTCCGATCGTCCCTCCGGCAGCGTCGATGTAGAGTCTCATTTTGTTGCCAAGCATCGTCTCGACAGTCTGGCTGGCAAGCGCCCCGACTACTGGATTCCACACAGTCGCTTCGAGATTCCTGCCAAACATCTCGGCCTTCATGGTCATAGGGGCATTCATTTTACCCGAGATCTGTAGTGACTTGGCAACAACGTATGCCACGTCGTACTGAGCCTCGTCATCTCCATACTGGAAAGTGAACGACTTCGGGGTACTCTGGGCAGTAAGGTCATGCTTGTATTCCCAGACATAAGGGCCTTCGCCGGTGGGAGACCCGTTAGCAAGAATCCCCATCTCCAAGAGATAGATCAACTGCTCGAACGTGCAATCGCCTTCGAAGCTCAGGTTGGCATCTTCACCGACCACGACCGCCCTGGTGTTAGCAGCCAAACTACCGATCTCGTCCTCTGGCTTATGTAGAATCGGGGCAGAGATCGGCGCGGTGAGCTTCCCTAGCAATCGTGCAGTCGCAGCGTCAATTTTGGTGCCGGCAACTGTTTCCGGGACACACCTTACATCTCTAAACGCATACAATCCTGTGGTCATTTCTCGTTACCTCCTACTATTACTGCGTAATTAGTTACTGTCTTTATGCTTTGCACTGATATGCGTTTGTAGGCCGGACTTGGTTCTGGCTACAAAATCGCAATGAGGGCAAGCGAGTTCGTTTTCGGCGGGATCCGGCTCGAACGGAAGTTTTCCTTCTTCCGTTTCTTCTTCCGTCACGGCTTCCGTTTCCACTATCTTTTCAGCCTCATCATCGGGAGTCTTTGTTTCTTCCACCGGATTCTCAACCACTTCAACGGCTTCCGTTTTCGGCTCTTCCGGCCCTTCCTCAACCTTCACGTAGCACCCGCTGTTGAGCAGATCCTCTACCGAAATCGGGTTCTTTCTCCGGCCAAGAACATCGATATCCTCTTGAGTTAAATCTTTGGCCGGTACCGTCGGGCAATGCCTGTCCCCTCCGATGAACTTCAGTTTTGCTTCTTCCATGTCAACCCTCCTATGTTTTTCCTCGTCGTATCCACTTAGTAAATACAACGGCAACTACAACCCAAATAATTACGACCACCCAGGTCGGCATGTTGCCGAACCTTCCTGCTCCATACCACATGGCATCCTCCACCATCATCATGAGTGTTACTTTTAGGAACGTCGCCATTGGGCTCTCCTATGTGTAACGAGCTGTACATTGTACCTCAAACTCCGTTCCGAGATATGGGGCTTCCCCCCATGAAAGACTGCTCTGGCCTGAATTGGCTGTGATCTTAGCCCAATCAACTTTGCCATCGAGTCTGTAATTGCCCTGCAGGGCTGCTTCGAACGAATCATCGCCGGTGCGTTCGATATATTTCAGGATTGTGGCCAGTGCCGTCGGTTGATCCCCCCTGACTACAAATAACTGCACTTTGAAGGTAATTTTCAGCCGGTGGGCTACGTCGTTCTCGGGATATTTAACGTCTCCCAGGAAGATGACGAAACACGGCGTATCCGGAAGCGTCTCCGGAATCTCATGCGGAGCAAAGCCATAAGTAATACTTTCGATCGCCTTGAAGGTGTCTCGCAGCTTTTCGCCCATTTCCTTAATCGTCGGATCCGTCATCGGTGAAAATCCTTCTCGACCTGTTTGAGATTGTGGTCGAATATTCTCTTAACATTCTCGACATTGCGTTCGAAGGCTTTCTTGAACATGAACCGGCCTTTGGTCCCTTTCCTGGCAATCGATCGGACAATGGCAAATAAAGCCTCTTCCGGAATACCTTTCCGCTTTGCCCACGGTTTAAGATATTCCACTCTCGGGGGGTTCCCAGGCTTTCGCCCGTATTCCAGAGGTGGCAAGTATTTAACATTACCTCCCACCTGGCTCCACAAGGGTATCGATGCGGTATCGGTAGCGTGAGAGATATCTCTTCGTGCTGTCCCCGTATCGACCGGAGTGCCGGCTTTGGTGGCACCTTCCAGTAAGGTGATCGACTGTTCGTGAGACCTTCTGAATGCAGGCCCAAGCAGAGTCGTCGGATTGATCTTCTTCTGGAATTCGTCCAGACCTTCCAACTCTATCCTCACAGGATCAACCTCCGTCGTTTCACCGGCACAAGCAACATGGAGACGTCCGGATCCAGTCCCCGGTAAATCTCCACGCCATCGAAAACGGTCGAGGAAATCATGGTCGCAAACGACGTGTCCTTCCGTTTGTAAAGTCGGGTAACAATCATCTTGCAAGCCTGCTTCACTGCATCCGGCACCTCAGATCCATATCCCCAAAGCGCGGTAGCCTTGATCGCCCTGTATTGCTGCACGAACTTTGCGATCTTTCCATCCGGTAATAGCGTGATCCATTTCTTCGGGGTCTCGTTCATCGGCTCCAGGATGAAATCGGTATTCTCGACCAACTCCACTGAAAACGTACCATCGCCGGCATAGTCCCATTCGAGCTTTGCCAACGTCCGGATATCATCGACTGACAGCATTTTCCTCCCGGCCTCGGTGTGGAAGTATCTGATTTCGGATTCATCAACACTGACTACAAATGTCCGCTTGCAGGCAAGATCTACAGCATGACAAACAGCTTCGATCATGCTATCGATATGGGTATCCCACTTCGTATCGGCCTCAGCCAATCCAACGAGAAGCTTGGCATCTGCTTTAGTGATATATGCGCGTGTCATCTATAACTCCGTAATACCGTCCTTGACTGCCTTTTCAATCGCAACTCCGCACCGGCTCCATGCTGCCTCGGCAATCTCGTGGTAAGTTCGGTGATTCGCAACATTGAACCAGGGAGTGCCTTGCTTGCGGTCATCCTTCCCGCTAATTCTGGTTTCAAACCGATACGTCTTAGGAGTTGGTGGCCCGTAGTATCCGGCTTTTCTTGCCAGCCCTGGGATGAACTGGACATCCAGAGGTCCTTCCTCGCCACCGACCATCCGAGGGATCATTGCGGTATATAAAACCAACAGTTCTTCCAACAACGGTTCGGCTTCAATTCTGGATTTATCATCGAAATGGAACTCGGCGTTATACCCTGAAATAGCGGGAAGTGTGCACACATCCCATCGAGCGGCTGAATAATCACGTCCCCAATCGACAAACGACTTCGGAGCTATATCGGCTATCTGTTTAACCAACTCACCCATCTTGTCCAAGTCAGACTTGCTGTCCTTAACTTGACTCATTGGCACCATGACGCTAATTATTACTACCTCGATCATAAGACCTCTTTCCCTAGACGCCCGATCTCAGCCATGTGTTGAATTGATAGCGCGTGATCTATAACGAGCGTTGCTGCTAACGCAAAAGTCCCTGTATTACCGGTCAGACTGACTCCTATAACTAGATTCTTTGCCATGGCCCCCCACACAGGAAACGCATGAGTCTCTTTCTCTTCATAATCAGGAGCTTCGATATCGCCAAGTAGTAATTTTGCTTCACCATTTTTGCAGGTGGCTCCAAAAACCTTCAGAGATGTCTTTTCTTCCCAATAACTAGACAGATCCATCGCAGTTGTACTGTCTCCCGCAGGGGTCTTCGTATAAAACGCTAAATGGCTACTATCAACCGTAAAAACAATCGCTAAATATTTATTTAACAGCGTAAAGAAATACACCCCAAGTCCCACCAAAGCTGTACTGTATGGATTCATCCAGGAAATGATCGTTACTCCCTTTTCATCGTCGAAATCAAGCCCTTGCCAGGTTCCAGCACCTCCCTCTATAACCCCTATAGCATCTTCCTCGCCCTCACACAGCATCCCAAGAGGAATATAATCAGGGGATGCGAGAGCAACAAACGGCAAACGATGCGGATCTCTCGAAGGAATAGAAACTGTGTCACTCATATTGATTATTTGAGGCATCTTCGATAGAGGAAGCCAGAAGGCTATACCTCCGATCTCCGATCTCAAATAGCTTTCGAATTCCAACCAGTCTCGATTCTTCAAAACTTTATTCCTTCGTTATGATTGCGGTACGTAGTATGCTTCGACGACTGTGGCTTCAGTCAGGTAAATTTTAGTATCGCTATTGCCTGATTCCGATCGAACTCCGATCTCGAAGTTGGTATTATTGAATCCGGCTGTCGTGGCCATCCATCCAACGCACGTATCGTAATGGCCTCCACTGCCAACCGCCGAAATCGTTCTCATGTTTGGAGCCTCGCCCGTTTTGAGAAGCGGGTATTCCCAGGTCGATTCCCCTTCGTTTCGGATGATCGGACACCAATCAAGATTGTCTGCGTTATCCTCCGGATCTTCCACGTACACTGAGGCAACGATGAAAACTCGTCCGTCCGTCTCCTTTCCGTCAATCACTCCATCGATCGACTCATGGTGTTCGTACAGAGACTCTTCCTTTGTATCGCTGTTGGTTTGCTGATAACTCGTGGAGAGCTGTTCTCCGGTAGAAGTAAGCGCGTTTGCCACCGGCCTCGCGATCATTTTCGGTCTAAGCGCCCTGATTAAATCCTTCAGATTCATAGCCACTACCTCCTAACTAAGAACTGTAGCCAGCGTCGAGACGAGAATGATCAACGCCGACAATGTTGCGAATCCCGTCGCAACCTGTTTGCCCGAGAATGGGATTCGAACCGAGAATTCCACTCGATTGTTACACTCAGGTTCGACCGGATCTGGTTTCGATCCGTTCCCGTTGTGTCTTGCTTTGCATGTCGCTTGCTGTGCTGCTACTGCCTTATCAAGTGCCCTGGTTTGCCCGAAGAGAGTTTGGATATTTTTCGCATTCTCTTCGAGGTCTTTTTGTATATACGGGATTGCCGCGACATGACCTGCCATTTGATCGATCTGGTTAAAAGCTTTTTCCAACTGGTCTTTCATTGACGGCATATCGACCCCTTTACTCAAAAGGGCTGGCTTAGGTACCCACTACCTAGCCAGCCCTCGGTTTCTGAATTTAGCAGGTTTCCTCTAAGCCTTTGCTCCAATTACCAGCACACTCACATCGTCCGTCGCTCCCGCAGTCTCGCAATAGATATCAAAACCGGTCGTGGCTTTATTTTTAACAGTGAGCCCTCGGGCGGATTGATCACTTGCATCGTCCAACGCAAGGAAGACCAGGTAGCTCGTGTCGCCCATTTCCGAGAGGCCGGCACCGAGAGCCCCTGAATCAGTTTCACTATTGGTAAACCCAAGAGCTGTGTTTGCGGTACCACTACCAATGGCGATTGTCGAGCTGGTTCCGGTTGTCGGCGACGTAATGACGATCTTATCGCTTCCGTCTTTACTGGCCGGCGTTCCGGTGAGATCACCATTGATGCAGGTCACAACCTCGTCGGCAGTGTACGCGGTAATATCGACAGCATCGCCGGTTCCATCGGTCGGACTGCCATCGTCAGCATTCAGTTGCAGCTCTTCCGCCAGGGAATGATCCGCAGGGTATCCGAACCGAACTTTCGAGCCGGTGCCGGCAGATCCGCTGGTAACAACGTACTTATTCACGCTGAATACGCAGGTCACACTGGCATAGATTCCGCCGAGAGCCTGAACCTTGGTCTGAATTTCGGCGGCAATCAGGTTGCCGGTATTCTTTCCAGCGATGGTCAGCTCAATTTCGTGGTAGCTCGGAGTATCAACATCAGCATCTACCGCAATACTGAGCTTCGTGTCTGGTCCTCCGGAGATATCAGTCGATGCGGTTGCCCCACCATCGAACGTGGCTGCAGCCCCATTGAATGTGGCCGTCTCAGCTCCACCACCATCGATGTTGGCAATAAACGTCTGGCCATCATTGATGTCGAACGTCTCCGCGTTATCACCTTCGACCACGGCTGCAGTAGCAGCATTGAAAGCAACTTCAGTCGGGTTCGCCCCCCGAAGCGTGACCTTCTTATACTGGATAATCAGATCAGCAACCTGGGTGGCCATCGGATTCAAGGCATTTAGGGTGTCAATGAGGGCTTTGTTGGCTTTCACTGTTTCACTGGTTCGGTCTGCACCGGCCAGTTCCTGCAAAGCTGCCTCCACATCCTCACCTGTAAACCGGCTGCCGGCATCAGCAATCGTTACTCCGCTGGCTGCGCCGAGAGCAGTGATTTCAGTCCATATTTCATCAAGGTAGGTTTTCAGATCTTTTAATCCTGCCCCACCTTGCCCGATATTGTCAGGATACGTACCAGACATATTGTCCTCCTTCGTGTCCAGCTAGGATTCAGCTAGGCAGCATATTTGAAGTTCTTGGCAATGCCGTGAGCCTCATACTCTTCCAAGCCCACATCCAGTCTGGCCGTCAGGGTGTACTCCATCTGGCGTTTCCTGGGAGCACGCTCGGTTTCCATGTCAACATCCCGTTTGAAGCCGGCGATGAGGTTTTTCGGGTGCGCCAGCATACCGTCGGTAACATTGGACCCGCTTGTGGCGATTTTCGGTACCCAGATTACAGGAACACCTTTGTAATATACCGGTACGTCTTCGAGCAATGCGCGATCGCCGGCCATCGTGGCACGTTCCGCCAGTTCCGATCTGTATTCCTGTTCGGTTTCCCAAGATACGTAGAACCTCCATGAAGCCATTCCGCCAACAGAGAAATACTTCTTCGGGATACCAGCGAGAAGGTCTTTGAATACGGCGGATACTCCGCCGGTCGGAACCGCGCTTGACCAGTCCTGCACGTAGCACCCATCGTCGCCGTTGGTGAAAGTCAGCCACCCTCTGTGATCGAGAACCTCCAGATAAGCATCCACAACGGGGTCCTGAATCGCCGTGGCATACAAAGCCAGCTCTTCAATGTCCGCACTCGACTGTTCACCGATCAAATCGATCAGCGTTTGCACAAAGTTCTCATCTTCAATGTTGTCTTCGAACCACTGATAGGAAACGTTGACAGCCGCGATAATTTCCTGGGCAATGAGCTGATTCCGGCTTGGGGTTGGCTTTGAAGTGGTTTCAGGCGCGGTGACTTCCGTCGCAGCCTGCATAATCCTGCCGGAGAAGCCGATCTTGTCGATGTTTTTAATATCAGACTTCATCTGCTCGATTCTGGCAACCTTCAGGATCTTCGAGGTATCGATCGCCTTCTTTAAGAATCGATCAGCGGTCTCAGGATTCATCTTTCCACCACTGGCAAGATCCGAGCTGGTCAGGGCTGCCTTGGAAATTTTCTCTTTCACCAGGGCCAATAATTGTTCGTCAGTCATGTTTCTCGTACCTCCTACTGTTTTGTGCTTCTAGCCCTTATCCCCGCCATTCGAAACCCATGAGGGCTTCCCGGTTGGTCCTTCCTCGCCTTTCCTGACGTCCTCAACGCTGATGGAATTGGACTGTCTGGCGATAGCCTTGATGACGGTATCCATATCCTCAAGCCGTTTCGATACCTCTTCCGAGAGTTCCGGCTTTTCCTCTGCCTTTGCAGTGATCTCAGATACTTTCTGTTCGAGATCCTTCACGGTAGCTGTCAGAGCGTCGAGCGCCTTCTGGACTCCCTCGGCAATCGGATCCGCCTGCAGGTCTTTGTCCTCCACGATAAGCACAGAAGGTTCCACTCCCGCAGCTTTCTGAGCCTCCCCAAGAGTCTTGGATGCTTCATCGAAAGCCTTCTGAGCTTCCTCTACCGCAATGACCGCCTTCTGAGCTTCCTCTACCGCAATTTGTTCCGGAGTTTTCATTTTCTTTGCCTCCTTTTCAGATGTTACCGAAAACACTTCTTTTGTCCGTTCGCCTTCAGCAAAGGAAATCAGAGAACCGATGCTGAAATAAGCGTCTTGCAACTTTAGCAGGGTGTCATCGCTGATCTTCCGTCCTTTGTATTCGACAAACTGAGGACTTCCGGAGTGGTCTCGCTTTACAACGTAATACGTGGCTTTACTCACGGCTGGTTTATCAACCAAAGAAACCATCGTAACGTCCCATTCATCGCCGTCCATCAGTCGTGCTCCGGCTTGTGAATCTCCATTAGCAGACTTAGAAACGGAACTGGCTTTCTTCGATTTCTTAATCCCGAAGATCGAAAAACCGGTAAGATCGCCATTCTTAACCAAATCCCAGGCGTCGTCGTCGTAGACTTTTACGGTAAGCCACCACGCGCCGGCCGGAGCTTCTTGGTCATAGAGGGTGTAATTTTCTTGCCCTCCTTCCTCTGGAGTGGGCAGGTACATACTTTCAACCACTGTCGCAACCGGAAGTGACGTGTGCATGAAGTCAATTACCTGTGATTTCTCCATGAAACCGGAGGAAACCTTGCGAATATCTTCAGCTCTCCAGAAATCATTCTGGGAGTCTACTTCTCCAGGGACGAGGGTCAGACCTCCAACCATGCGTTCGTCTGAAGAGCAGATCTTCATCTCAACATCTTTGGTCATGAGTCTCTGATCCTCAATCCCTTTATTTGGGGGGTCTTGCTGCGATGAAGTGCCGCTCAACATCGCAAAACAACTTTTTAGTATCGATGTAATCCGTTCCTTTCCCTTGGCTATAAACGTGATTTCGACCGGGATCGGTTCGGAGAAGGTAATGCCGGTATCAGCATCAACGTAGGAATACTTCAGGAGTCCTTGAGGAGTTTCAGTAATTAGGTAATCGCTGTAGACTTCGCGCACCCAAATATCAACGTACTGAGTGCTGGATGGAGGGTTAACCAGGTTATAGAAGGCTTGCCGAATACGGTTTTCTTTCTGTCCGAGGCTTTCGTCTTTCTGTACTGTTTCGATCATTTTGTCTCCCGAAAAAATAGGACAAGACTTCCGTTTCCTTATCCTTTTCCTTCGGGGACTATTACCCCGTAATCCTTTGGTAGCAGGGGCGGGAATCGAACCCGCGAATCCGAGGTTATGAAGCTCGGCGAGTTGCCAACAACTTCCCTGCACGGCGTCCTTTGGTCAACACAATACCATAATTCTTAAAACCTGTCAACTATAGTTGTCATTTAAGCATCGTTTATACGATTAGAGGAAGCGACCGGCAAAAGCCGGCAAGATTCTTTCTTACAATTTTCTTTCTATAAAGAGCGTTCGTGTGGAGTTACCGCTACTGGTAATCAGTGTTACCGCTACTGGTAATCCTTCTTCAGAGTTACCACTGGCGGTAATTCTTGAGAGCAAAAAGGGGCTAAAGTTACCATTCCTGGTAATTCTGAGAAGTCTACTAGACTAGACTTTCAACGCTGTTGTTTTCTGCTTCTAAGCGCCTACTCTCCGGCTGTGGGATCTGGACATCCGCCAAGTTGCCTATCATTGCGAATAGCCTTCTTAAATATTCGGGGTTCACTTTCGGCTGTGGCTCCGGCATTCCGTCCCATTCCTAGGTAACTTCTGCCGGTGCCACTAGTTTATGCTTCTGGATGAAGGCAGAGAACAGCATATCCATCTCTCCCTTCAGTTCCTTCCGATAGATATCGTGCTGGCGGTTCACAGACTCGTACTCTTCGGCAGTCAATTTGAAACCGTGCATTGCTTTCCCTTTCCTCAGGTAGAATCTGATCGATTTTGCCTGCCAAACCGAGGTAACAATCTGATGAACAAGATTTTTCTCGTACACCGTGTTGTACTTAAACCAGTAGATCTGCCGTTCCGGTTCGTCGTTCAAGTCCTCGATAGTGAGCCCTTTCTTATCGAGTAGATCCTTCAACATCCGTGCTGCGTTAACTTTCTCGCCACCGACTCCGCGTTCGGCCAGGGCTTGAATTTGCAGGAGCTTCTGCTTCAAATCTGCATCAATCATCGAGTTGCTCCAACCTTTTTGGCTGCGTTTTTCACAGCACCAGGGAACTCTACGGTCTGATGTGCCAAAACCGCAACACCGCCATAGGCTTGCCGGATCAGGCCATACTTTTCAGCTAACTTCATAACCTCATCCCATTGCCGGTCTTCGTCAGATTCTTCCTGATGAATAGCCAAGACCTCACCGACCTCTCCGATAAAGCCTTTCCCGTAAAACATCGTTTCCCCGACTTGGTGCATAGCGCCAAAACTAGCTTGAGGGCCAGGTATCATGGGTGCGGATTCGAACTCCTTCATCGCAATAGCGAACCCGCCTATCCGGTAATATCTCGCATTCAATTTACAGTTAGCATCGTCCCATCTATAAACGAGCGTTCGCTTACCCTGGGTCCTCATTATCTTAGTGTCATTGTCCGACATCGTTTTTCGAACATCTTGTGCCATCTTCCTTTTCCTCCTATGCAAATACCGAACTCAACTGCCCTTGATACTTCTTACATATCCGTTTGCCTAAAGCAGCCTGTTTCGGAGTCAACGTCGGCCTTGAGGCCAAATCGCGTCCTATCGGAGCATCGTACTTGTTAAATCCTATTCCGTCCATTGCATGAGCGCCGTCGCACCGCATCGCCAGAAAACGGAGATTTGCGTGAATTTCGGCGATTTCGATTCCGGTCATCTTCTCGGCTTCTTCCGCGATATCCTTCCGACTGGTGCTGCTGGTAGCTGTCTTCGTGATTACTGTCGGAGCTATCGGTGTCCGTTTGATTTCGATCTCATCGTCAAGCGCTTTATCGATCACAGCCTGCTTCTCGACAACCCTGTGAGAGATCGTTGCGTCGAGCGATTCTTCGAGTACGATATGCTGAACCAGCACCGATTCCTCCTGCCCGATTCGGTGGCACCGGTCTTCGGCTTGACTGAGATTACCTGGCACCCAATCAAGTTCGGCGAAAACAACATGGCTTGAAGCCGTCAGAGTGATACCCACTCCTGCAGCACCAATCGAACCAACGAACAGCTTGCAACTCGGATCACCTTGGAACCGATCTACCGACTCCTGCCGGTCAGCCATCTTATCTCGGCCATCAAGCCTTACAGCTTGTCCTTCGAAGGCTTCCATGATTGCATCGGTCACGTCATGGTGATGGGCAAAGACAACAATCTTCCCGGAACTGTCAATGGCTTCCCTCAGATGCTCTATCACATACGGAACTTTGGCTATTGCCACATTGTACTGAGCTTTGGCCATATCATTGAAAGCAGCGGTGATGCCGGATTTGAGGGCTTGAACCGCTTCCTTGTAGTCTTGAGGGTCATCACTGGCTTTTGCAAGTTCAACGGCGACTTGAAGCTGTTGAACGACCTCCTTCTGCCGTTCCCATGCTTGGCGCTCTTCCGTGATTACCTGGGAGCAACCGTTGGCCGGCAATTCGATTACCTGCCGTCGTTTCGGTGGAAGATCCGCCATGACGTCTTTCTTTAACCGGCGCACCATAAAGGTTGACCTCAACTTCTCCTGCAGCTCCGGAAGATTGCTTGCGCCTTTTACGTCCCATCCATATCTGGTCTGACAGCCGTCACAATATCTTTCTACGTAGAATTTCCAGTTGGTGAAGACCTCTGCCGACTTCAACATCGGCCACATTTCGATCGGGCGATTGACTATCGGTGTTCCGGTAAGGAAAACCCGTCTTTTTGCCGGTATCGGCTCGACCTGATCCTCGACTTTCCGAGCCCATCGACCGAAGACATTGACTGTCCGGAGGGTCTTCGGGTTCTTCAACAGATGTACTTCATCGCAAATCATCATGTCCCACTGTTGGGCTCTGAGAACATCGTGGTATTTTTCGAGAATGTCATAATTGATAATTACCATCTCTGCCCAATGAGGCCATCCGTTCTTACTATCGGCAATACCAATCGTCATCGGCCTGACCAGCCACTTCTCCGCTTCTCTTTGCCAGTTCAATCGAAGGGAGGCAGGGCAGATAACCAAGACTCTTTTTACTGTCTCGTCAACATTGATAAGCCCCAGCGCCTGAATCGTTTTTCCGAGTCCCATCTCGTCACCGATAAGGACGTTGGTAAGCGGTATTCCAAAAGCTATCCCCGCCTTCTGGAAGGGCATGTACTCCAGCCCTTCAGGTGCAGGGATGTCAATATCAACGACCGTCGCCTTACTCGCTTCGATCGTGGCTTTTAGCTCGGTCTCCCTCTGTTCCAGCACGGCGCGGGTTTCAGGGATTGCGTAGTCGATCAAGCGGATTGCTTGCTGAGGGTCATCTGTCCACCAGGTCTTTGGTTGCCCACAATCATTACCGTGAGGGTCCCACCTGAATCGGGCTTCTTTCGGAATAAACCGTTCCTCGAATCCGCCTTCCCAAAGGAACTTACCATCTACGTGAGTAAGAACCATCGTTTTCTCCTTCGTGTTTGGTATATTTCCTATGTTTTAAGTCTAATATATGTTAGTTCTTATGTCAAGGTTTTATAGCAAAATTGAACACGATAGTTGTCATAGTTTACTACGTAATAACCAATGGCTGAAGAGGGTACGGGGACGGTTCTACTATTTCGGAACTTTCACTTTAGCCCTGACAGCGCACCTGCAGGCTACCCACTCCGAGATATCTCCGGACTTGTCGCCAGGATGTAATAGCCCTGTCGTCGGGAATCGGTCTCCGCGCTTGATTACTTTTGCGTGTTCCAGCAGGTGACTATACCGCGTCCGACCGTCTTTCGTGGCCAACCACTGAATATTCTGAATATCAGCCTCATCGTAAGTCATCATCGCACCCTGGTTCTGAGCACTGCCGATTTCCGTCCGGCTGATGAATTCGAGTCGTTGATGCTTCAGCTCGTAGAACTTCTGATCGAGTAATCTGGCCACCTGGTCGCCACTGAGCCCTCGATCATACCCGCGTCTGAGGATGGTATCAATATCGCTAATCATACGGTTCATTGTTGCTTCTGATGCCACAAACGACTGTTCCTGGAGGATCCTCTGGACAGCCGGATTCTTCAAATCCCAATTCATCGTGACTCCGATCAATTCTTTCACCTCGGTCGCTCCGCGCATGAATCCCATTTCCATGCCGATGCCCATGTGCGTGCTGTATGCCTCTTCCAAGCTGGTAGCCCTCTTCATCAGATCCGCTTCGAAATACCCGAACAGATTCTCTGGAGAGAGGATTCGATCCTTCCGGTGGACATGCTGCAAGAGAACAGTCCCGAGACCTTCCAGCCCCTTCCGCATTTCCGCAATGAACGCTTTTTCGAGCTTGAGCTGTTTCTTCGGTACCGAGTAGAATGCCGGCATCTCGCCGGTCTGCTGCAGCACATGGATAGCGATACGTTGGTCCTGAGCGTCAATAATCGTGTTGTTCATTTAGGTACAGTCCTCCGATCATAAATCTTCTGCAGGTCACCACGGATATGGACTCGGCGAAGAGCCGTCATCAATATTGGTCTCTCATTCATTCCGACTATAGGCTGCAGAAAAGGTTCTGCTTCCTGGATTACCCGAATCAACGTCGGATAGAGGTACAACAACCCCCACTGTGCGGGTAACCACTCTGGATGTATCACATCCGGAGGGCAAGCATAGTATCGATAATTACCGACACCCGTCATCGGGTTCTGTCGGAACGGTTTCTTTTGATCCGACATAAAATCAGTCTTCGATATCTTTGCCTCCACAAGAATCGATACTTGATCAGTGCAACGCCAGCCTATGTTATCCGGTATTTCACCAGAATCGGTAAAACTGCGTAATTCCACAAACGAAAACGAGCATCGCTTTGTCTTAATCAACCATTGTTCAATTCTTTTCGTTACTTCCTCGTGCGTCATCGTCTCCATCCTCCCGTTTTCAGTTTACCTCATTGCCAAATCTACAGTACGAATATTCGGCTATGAATCCTCTTCTTCTTTACCTTCGTCGGCATTCTGCCGGCCAGCGATTTCCCGAGCTCGTTCCTCTGTCTCCATTCCGAGCTTACTGACAGGAGCGCCGTTCAGGTAATACATGTCCATCGCCGGGTCTTCCGACTTCTCGTACCCGAGGGCTTCCTGGACTTGATTCGGTGTTCTTATGGCTTTGTCGATCATCTTCCCGTACATTTCCGAATCTTCCCTGATATCGGAGATATCCAGCTCTTGCAACCGGAACCGCCAATCAGTGATGCCAAAGCCTTCGCGAACAACAAAGAGGTTGATCTTATCCTCAATCATTTGCCGGCGAGGATCTATTTCTTGAAACTTGTAAATCTCATTCGAGTACCGAGCAGTGCTGGAGTTCAAATCCCCTTTCTCTGCAATCCCAAGGCGATATAGGGGAACAGCATGCGCAGCCAAGATTTCGTTCCTAACGTCCATCCGGTAGAGTCTAAAATGAGCTTCTTTGATATCGACCGCTAACTTCTCGAACCGGATCTTAACCCCTTCCTTCTGATGGGCTTCCTTCGGTGGCACTGTCATGATCAGCGTGGAATGCGGATTGTCTTTGATCTTATGCTCGAAGTAATCCTTGATCGTTGCCTCGACTTCCGGATCCAGATCCCCACCTTCTACAATCACCGCGAACTGTGGTACCGCGTGGTTTTCGAAAAATGAGATGTTGTAATCCCTCTGATTCATATCTCCCAGGATCGCTCCGAGCGCTGGCCAAATCTGAGGCAGGCCGTACAGTTCCGACCTGGGAGTATAGTTCTTCCAATAGATGATTTCCGTGGCCGACTTCGTGAAATCAATACTTTTATCGAACTCGCCAGTTTCTTTATCCATTACTTCTTTGACACCAGCACGTTTGAACCAGACCTCTTTTGTCCCGACTTTTTGCACCAGCCTTTTCTTATCCTTATGTCGGTACACGGTATCACCTGGGATATGAGCCAGTCCAACCGGATCTCCTTCATTCCGATCAGCCCTGATTAGTTCCATGCTCATTACCCCTATGGAATCGTAATCGATCAGAAGTTCATCAATAGTATTCAACAGGGTATCACCGTCTTCGATCGCAGCTTCCTCGAAAAACTTCCATAGCTTGTTGTAATTCTCTTCAGATCCGGTAGCGTTCCCCTCATCGTCCGTGTCGGATTCAAGGAACCAACCGTGACCGATCGTGTCCTGAGCCTTGACCCTCACGCACTTGCTATGCCAGGTATTTGCGTCCAGCAGATTGACAAGGGAAGCATAATTCACTGGAGGCATAACAATACCTTTACGTCCCAACTCTCTCGATGCAGTCTTCGATAATGCCCGACTTTTGACTTCCGATGATTCATCTTCTCGTTTCAGCCGATATCGTTCGAGGGTGTCTGCTGAAAGCAGCTCCCCGTCTCCTAGAATATAGGCTTTAACCTTGGTCTTCGATTGTTTTTCCTCTTTACTCTTTGCCATATCGTTTCTCCTTTTTGATTTCATCGTTTAATCATCGAATGACTTCACGACTGATTTATTTATCATCTACCTTCTATCGATTAGGCGATTCTTCCCGGTTCTGGTGCTGGCGGTTTTGGAACAATCGGCGGTGGAGGATCAGGGCGAGGCCAGTCAACACCGGACCTCCTCAACCCACACCATCGGCATACTGATGGGCCTGCTACTCCCCTATAGCTAACACCACCTCTCAAACCTTCCGAGCCTACCATTCGATGCCCAAACAACCTACATTTCCATGTTGGTTCCGGATCTTTAGGTTCGTACAAACTGCATTCACCTTTAGGATTAAGACTTGCGCATGATGGGGGATAATTCGTTACATAATCCGTAATTCCTCTTTTGGGTGAATTGCATCTATTTATGGGATCAAATAAGATATGTACTACCATATACTTACAATCCTTGCAGAATACCTTTCCCATTCAATTCCTCCGTATTACCTCGTAAATCTGACATCTTCTGTCTCGGCATGAATTTCTTAACTTGACAAAATCTGACAATTCTCCCTTATAACTAAACAGGCAATAGTCGTTGAGTTCTGGTAGGAGAGATGGGATTCGAACCCATGACCGTCAGTTTATAAGACTGGTGCACTAACCGCCGTGCTACTCTCCCTGATTTCCTACTCATTTACCTACTAACTCGCTATATCCCCGATTTTCTAGCGTCTTTCATCCCCTCGATTTCCTACCGGCCTATCGTAACTGTAGGAAATCAATCAGTCCTTGATCGGATACATGACTTTGATCGCTCCCGCAGTCATCTCGGTTAACCCTTGCTGTTGATCATACGTCAACGGAGTCCCAGGCTCCGGCATTAACTCTCGGATCGTCTCGAAAGCCTTGCTGAAATCCGGAGAGGATCCTTTCGATTTCGGTTGCTGTTTCTTTCTTGGCGTGCCTGGAAGTCCCTC